GGTCAATTCATTCATAAGAATGGTCCATTGGATAATCTTAGAAAAGAATTACCATCAATCAAAACTTTAGAGTGGATTGAAGTTGAGCAAGGTAAGAAAACACCTTTAACGGTAACAGTTCATCATACTAATGAACAATTGCTAACTATTCATAATGAATTGGCTGCAAAACACCGTCAGTATGAACAGCGAGTGAATTACTTCAAAGCTAAGGTTAAGGATTTAACTACTGCTGAGAATGCTCGTATCGCTAGACATAATGCGGATGGGTTTGCTAAAGTTAATGCAACTAACGAAGTATTAAACAACCAATACCATAAAGAATACGCAGCATACCAAGCTGAATTAAGTAAGTTGAGTCAAGACCTTGAGTTACAACGTCAAACTGAAATTGGTGAAATTGCTTCACTAAGAATCAATGTTGACCCAAGATTTCAAGATGTGATTGATACTTATTTAGCACAATTGAATTAATAAGGTTAATGGTGGTTAAACACAAGTTGATACCACCATTATTTAAACTTGATAGAGTCGGATTAACTTCTATATACTATATATGTTGGATATACATGACTAATTTGACTACCATAAATGGTCTAATTAAAATATAAAAATCGATTCCGAAAGGAGTCCTACATAATCCGCTCTTTCTACAAATTTATAAAAACTGAGCTTGTCTCTAATGGCTACACAGGTTAACCGAAGAGGTACAATTGGGTAGTAAAAACAAGACTTAGATTTTGATTTTGCCTTTGAGTAGAGGGAGGTCTTTGGTTTTAGTTTTATTTTTAACTTTAGCTATGTCCCTTCTTTATCAAGTTACTTATTTTTTTTATTCTTTGCAAAGAAGAATGTATAACATGTAACTCAGCTGGTAGAGTACTACAATTTTAATGTAGAGGTCAGTAGTTCGAATCTACTCATGTTATCAAAATTGAATTTTAATGGGGCTGTAGCTCAATTGACTGAGCATCACACTTGCACTGTGAAGGATGTGGGTTTGAATCCCACCAGCTCCACAAAGGTGGGAGTAATTAACCCAACCCTAACAAGATTATCTATCATATAGCTTAAAGAGATTTGGTACCACTAATTTCTGATGATAATTCTTGATTCTCTGCTTATGGTGTAAATTGGTTTGCACATCGGCTGGTGCCGAAGGACTAGGGGTTCGAGTCCCTTGGGTAGAGCAATGAGTAAGGGGTACTCAGTAGTCTTTGACCTAAGACTTATTTAACAATAGGTTAGTGTTACTGTAAACAACTGAGGTTGCAGTCTTTGGAATAACGGCCTATAACACGGTCCCCAAGTAGTTTGACTTTTTTCAAAGGGGATGCCCAGCAGGTTTTTTGAACTAGGAAAAAACCGATGTGACTACTCACCAGTAATCTCAAGGTGGGGTTAAATGGTTCCACATATGCATGTGTGGAATCATTTTTTTTAATTTAATCTTTAAAAAGTTTGCTTATTAATTATGTTATTAATATATTTGCAATATGTTTAACTTAAATAATAAAAATATGAAAACTGTAATGCCTGAAACAATTCAAACAACACCACAAATAAAATCAATAAACACCATGGATATGGTTGAATGGTGGTCAAACAATGGTACTTTTAATTGGATGTTGTATCGTCAAATCATTGACGCTAAAAGATTTTTAGATATTAATAATATTGATAAAAAATAATAATAAATGGGGAGTAAAATTTATGCTTTATCACATCCATTAACTAATGAAGTCAAATATATTGGTTTAACTACAAAAACATTAGAAGAAAGATTAAAAGGTCATTTAAAATGTAATAAAAATGTTCTTAGAAATTTATGGATTAAAAGTCTTTTAAATGAAGGTTTAGTACCAAAAATAACTTTAATTGAAGAAGTTATAAATGATATTGGTTTAGAAACAGAAATGTTTTGGATTTCTATATTTAAATCATGGGGGTTTAAATTGTGTAATCTAACTGAAGGTGGTAATACATCAACCACTAAACATGTAATTAGAACTAAAGAATGGTGTGAAAATATATCAACTGGTAAGTTATTATCTAATTTTAGATATAGTGAAGAATCAAAACAACAAATGTCTAAATCAGCTAAAAAAAGAGGTGTTAACTCAAAAGGCGAACAATTATCTAAATTAGGTATGACTGATGAAAAAGTTAAAAATATAAAAGAAAAAATAAAAAATAGAGGTAAAAAAACTTTGATTAAATTATCAGAAGAGTTATCTTTACCGTATACATTTTTATTAGATTTAAATAATAATAGAATATGGAAACATATTAAATAAAGAAAGGAGAATATTATCGGAACAAATTTTTATAAGATACCAACTGAAGCTGAAATATTAGCTAGAAAACAAAAATTAATTGAAGATATTAATAATCTAGATTTATCAGCGTCTAGTGTTGGAGATGGTTTCAGAGTTGAAGTCGAAGATTCTTGGGAGAGAAAATCATGTTGGGATGATTTTGTTGAAGACACTAGTATCCACTTAGGTAAGAGAAGTTCTGGTTGGAAATTCTGTTGGAATTTTCATAAAGATAAATATTATTCTACTAAAGAAGAGTTATTAGCTTTTATTAGAAGTGGTAGAGTAGTCGATGAATATGGTACCGAACACGATGTAGAAGAATTTATTGAAATGGCTCTTAACTGGGGTGAACCTGATGGGTTAGTATTCGATGAAGACTATGAAAAAAATAAATCTGGGTCATCATTTTTTCATGGTCCAAAATATTGGGATAGAGTTATTGATGGGTTAAGAGTATCATCATCAACGGAATTTAGTTAATGAAATCAATTAGACAAATATTTAGATTTAATCTTCAACTAATGGATGAACCAGAAGTTGAAGAATTAATAGAATATTGTAGAGAACTAGAAGGTCAAGTTATGGAAAATAGCTTGGCTTCTAACTACAATAAAGAAATAAATGTTACTGATATTGTTAGAGATATCCATACAAGTTGTGTTGAAATACTTAATAAAGATGAAGATAGATTTGATACTGAAGAAATTGATTACAAACAAGCCATTATTAATTTAGATAAGTATATAGTAAAACTATGTGAAGAATATAAGATAATGTTATGATTTTAACCAATCTTTTATTTTATTCAAGCCAGCCTTAAATAGATTACTCTCACTTTTTCTTCTTTTTTTCAATCCTGGATATTTATCAAAATTATGTGAACTCATATTATTTATACTGTCAGCTGCTTTTTCATAATATTTAGGACCTTTTTTTATTAATTGTATGAAATCACTATTTCTAAATGCTTTAATACCTCTATTGAAAATTAAAGAAATCATAGAATCATACATATCTTGAGTTATATAAAATTTTATCCCTTCTTGTTTCCACTTATCGAATATTCTATCAAGTTGTTTTTTAGCTTCTTTATAATCATCAATCAATAAAATTTCAGCTTGTTCTTTTGATATTTTAGTTTTACCAACAATCATATTTTCATAATTAGGTAAAAATGAGTATTTATTCTTATTGTTTGAATTCGTTTCATCTTTAAATACAGCATGACCATAACCTATAGTTTTTGCACCATCACCTAAATTATAAGCGTAATTTCTAAAACCTTCATATTCTTTTAAATGATTTAATAATTTTTGTGTTATTTCATCATTATTAGGTTTGATATACATATTTTTTTTAACTTTAAACGGTTTATTGTCATTTTGATTAGACACATTATAATTATTTAAATTAACTAATTCGTTTGCATTAATACCAACATCATCCCATGTATCATCAGCTATATATATTATCTTTTTAGCTTCAAATTCATCATTAAATGCGTTTGAATAATCTAGTTCTAATGATTTAGGGTCTTCACCACCCATATAACCTAAAACACCTAAAGCTGCTATTAATGCATATTTAGCTATTTTCTTTTTTTTATTTATGGGTAAATTTTGTATTTTATTTTTGACTATTTCAAAATAATCTTTAACATCATTTTTAGATTTTATATTTTTAGTTGATTGTTTAATATTCCATACAATAGTATTTTCATTTTCCCAAGTACCTTCACCATCTGATTCTGTTATTAATGAAATAATGTTAATTGCTTTTGTTAAATAATAATTAGTTTCTAACGTATTCATAAATTATTTTTATTTATAAATATCATTTTTATCATAAAAATGTTGCGTAATTAAAATATTATAGTTAAATTTGCTAAAAATAAACCATAAATATGAGAGCAGTTATTAATTTAGATGAAAATTTTAAACCATTTGATAAAGGATTTACGGAATTGGAATATCAAAGATTTAGTTTTCCAAGTGGATGTGAACCACATATTAAAATAGTTGAAAAAAATTGGATGATTGGTGGTAATGAAGTTATTATTACGACTAGAATTAAATCATCAGAAGATTTAATGGTTTTATTATTAGCTACCGATGCTTTAAAACGATTAGGGTTTACTCACATTAAACTATTTATCCCTTACCTACCATTTGCTAGACAAGACCGTGTTATGGTTGGTGGTGAACCTTTATCGATTAAGGTTATAGCAAATATAATTAATTCACAAGAGTATACTAAAGTTGCTGTATATGATGCACACTCTGAAGTATCTTTAGCATTAATTAATAATTGTGACCCAGTTAGTAATCATAACTTTATTAAACAAATCTTAGCTGATAAAAAAGATTATTATATCGTATCACCAGATGCTGGTGCGTACAAGAAAATCTTCAAAGCTGCTCAATTCGTTGGTTATACAGATGCTATTGTATTATGTAATAAAATCAGAGATGTAAAAACTGGTCAAATCTTAAATATGACTTGTGATGTAAATGATTTACATGGTAAAGATGTTTATATCATTGATGATATTTGTGATGGTGGTGGTACATTCATTGGTTTAGCTGATAAACTTAAAGAGAATAATGCTGGTAAAGTTAATTTAATTGTATCACATGGTATTTTCTCTAAAGGTATTGAAGCTTTACATAATATTGACCACATTTATACTACCGATTCATTCTCTGACTTAGAAGTGAATAAAAAACTAACTCAAATCAAATTAGAATTCAAATAAAAACAAATAATATGAATAATTACAGACAAAATCCGTTATTGATGACAGATGGTTATAAAACCAGTCACCATGCGATGTATCCAGAAGGTACAACTGAGGTATATTCGAATTACACATTAAGAAATGTGAAGTATATGCCTAAACAAGCTAAAAAAATTGTAGTTGCTGGTGTGCAATATACAGTTAAGTCAATCCATGACATGTATGCTAATGATTTCTTTGCTAGACCTAAAGCTAAAGTTTGTGGTGAAGCTAAAGAATACTTATCATCATATTTAGGAACTGACTATGATGTATCTCACTTTGAAGCATTACACGATTTAGGTTATTTACCTATTGAAATTAAAGCGTTAGACGAAGGAACTATCGTTGATGAGAAAATCCCAGTATTCACAATTAAGAATACTCACCCAGATTTCTTTTGGTTACCTAACTTCTTAGAAACATTAATTTCTTCTTTGATTTGGAAACCAGTTCACTCAGCTTCATTAGCTTATGGTTATAAAAACCTTTTATTATCACATGCTAGAAAAACTGATAAAGAAAACTTAGGATTTGTTGATTTCCAAGGTCATGATTTCTCATTCAGAGGAATGCAACACCCAGAGTCAGCAATTAGTTCTGGTTTAGGTTTCTTAACTTCATTCTCTGGTACTGATACAATCCCAGCATTATTAGCTGCAAACTATTACTATAACACTAAGAATGTAGGTTTCAGTGTACCAGCATCAGAACATGCGGTTGTCACGGCATATGGTAAAGAAGATGAACTTGGTGCGTTCAAAAGAGTGATGAATCAATATCCGACTGGTATTTTATCAATGGTATCTGATTCATTTGACTTATGGAAAGTTTGTACTGAATATGTTACTGAACTTAAAGAAGAAATTCTTTCTCGTGATGGTAAATTAGTGTTACGCCCTGACTCTGGTGACCCAGTTGATATCTTATGTGGTTCAGTTACTTTAAACTATAGTTCATTAGACCAAGCTAAACATGACTTCAAAAATGAATTATATGAGTCTACAGTTCATGGTGAAGATGAATATACTATCGATACAACTCGTATTGTAAATGTTAATGGTACATATTACAAATTAACTGAAGATACTACTTGGAATCGTTATGATAAACAATATTATTATGTTGATGAATTATATATCGATGCTGAAAAAGTTGAATTTAAACCAGAATATGTTGGTGTAATCGAATTGTTATGGAATACATTTGGTGGTACAACTAATGGTCAAGGTTACAAATTATTAGATTCTCATATTGGTGCAATCTATGGTGATTCAATTACATTAGATAGAGCTGATGCTATTTGTACTAGATTAGCTGCAAAAGGTTTTGCTAGTACAAATATTATCCTAGGTATCGGTAGCTTTTCGTTAGGTATGAGTTCAAGAGACTCTCAAGGTGGTGCTGTTAAAGCTACTCACGTAGTTGTTAATGGTGTTGACCGTGATATCTTCAAAGACCCAGTGACTGATGATGGTACTAAAAAATCAGCAAGAGGTTACTTGCATGTTTATGCTAAAGATAGTTTAACATATGGTCTTAAAGATAAATGTTCAAGAGAATTAGAGCAAACTGGTTTATTAACTACTGTTTATACAAATGGTGAGTTAGTTAAAACTACCACTCTAACTGAGATTAGAGAAAAAATAAATAATTATTCAAAATTAGTTCAGGAAACTGTTGCGTAATTAAAATATTATAGTTAGATTTGCTAAAAATAATATATATGAGTGGTATAACAACTTTATTTTTAAAATTATCTATTACCATCATAATATGGTTTACTTATATGTGGCTTATGGCTGAGTTCATTTTAAGTAGACCTGTTTATGAATGGATTCAAGTAGCATCAGTTTTAATTGGCCTTTTACTGACCGTAGGCTGTATTAAATATACGGTTATAACAATTGAAAAAAAAATAAAAAAAGTAGAAAATGATTAGTACATTAATTTTTTTAGCTGGATTAGTAATCGCAGCATTAGTAGCTATCTCAACAAAAGATAGTATGTATGAAGGAACTGGCTATAACCGTGAATTCAAATTTACATGGTTGTTGAAACCAATTGGTATCTTCTTATTAGGTTTAATTTTATCAGCAATCCAACCATTTGCAATAGAAAGAGTTGATGCTGGACATGTTGGTATTAAAGTTAACCTAACTGGTAATAGTAGAGGAGTTAGCAAGTATGAATACAAAACTGGTTGGGTTGTATATAACACATGGACAGAAAATATGTATGAATTCCCAACTTATCAACAACATATTGAATTTGAACAACAACAAGTTATAACAAAAGGTGGGTTCCCAGCTGATATTAAACCAAGTTTTAATTACTCATTAAAATCTAATGCTGTTGGTGATATGTTTCAAAACTTAAGATTACCAATTAAAGATGTAGAACAAGGTTGGTTAAAAACAGCAATTGTAGGTGCGGTGAACGATGTTGCCAATACATGGGAAGTGGATTCAATATTCGGTCATAGACAAGCGTTTGAAGCTGCTATTGTATCTGAGTGTAACCTAAGACTATCTAAATGGTTTACAGTGTCTCAAATGCGTTCTAATATCATCCCACCAGATGCATTACAAGAAGCGATTGTTGCTAAAACTAAATCAGTACAACAAGCTGAAGCATCCATTCAACAAGCATTAGCTGCAAAAGCTGATGGTGAACGTAAAATTGCAGTTGCAAGAGCAGATTCAGCAGAAACTGTAATTAATGCCGCAGCTAAAGCAAGAGCAATGGAACTTACACAACAAAAATTAACTGCTTTATATGTTGAGTATAAAAAAGTTGAAAAATGGGATGGACATACACCAAATACTGTTGTTGGAAATGGTTCAGGTTCATTCATAAATTTAAAATAAAACATATATTGAATATATTTATTAATATGATTATGATTTTTGTATTAGCAAATATGTTAACATGTTGGTTAGGTTATAAATTTGGATTAAGAACCAAAAAAATAAAAGATAACCAACAAAAACACTAAAGATAAACGGATTAGGACCGTCTATGGTTACAAACCATATAAACCTCTCAGAAGTGTCGCTACCAATGAGAGGTTTTTTTATGTTTTACTATTGCTTATTATGTAAAAATTTACTATTTTTGTTAAAAATAAATTAAATGGAAAATAAAGCAGAAAAAATAGTAAATGATTTACTTACTAAATGTTCTGAAATTGGTTTAAATGAAAAAATGGCAATTAACTGTAGCATTATACATGTTAATCAAGTATTATTTGAACAAAATACAAGTCAAAAACAATTATTATATAAAAATGTACTATCAATACTTACTGATATGGAAAAAAAATGTATAATTGAATGGGACTTATATCATGAAGCTAATAAAACACCGATTGTTATTAAAACTTACAATTATAAAGATTTAATAACAATTAATAAAGATAAAAAAGGTGGTAAACCTTGTATTAGAGACACTAGAATTAGTGTGATGGATGTTTTATCCTATTTAAGTAACGGAATGTCTCACAAAGAGATTATGGATGATTTTCCAGAATTAACCAAAGATGATATTAATGCTTGTCTTGAATATGCCAACCAAATTTTAAATTATTTATTTACAAATGGGAAATAGAGATTCAACATTAAATATTGTAGGTGGTATACTAGGTGGTATTCTTATATTAGGATTATGTATAATACCATTCTGGGCTTTAAAACAAGAAGCAGATTTAATTCATAAATGTAAATATACGATTATAGATGCTAATGGTACTAAATACCACGCTAAATCATATAAATTACAAAAAGAAATTAAAGTAGTCAAGCTAGTTGATTACCAAGATAGAAAAATAACTATATATGGTGTGAAAACCATAATTGAAAAATAATAATTATGCGTGATATAAATGCTAATTTGGATGAAAACAATCCAGCACATAAAATTGTGATTGAACTTAATAAAAAAAATCAAGAAATTTATGGTGAATACCATGATGAATGTTCATTATATGATGCATTTTGCCATTGTGTACCATCAGAAATAAAATTTAATGAATTATCAGCTTCAAATAAGAAGATTTATTCAGATATTGAGAACCTTATTATATATTGGGTTAATGATGGTACCAAAACAGCTGGTACATTAACTAGAAGAATAATGTATATGTTGGATAAAAAAAATCTATTATGAATAACTTAGATAAACAATATACCGCTTTATTACAAGATATTTTAGATAATGGTCATACTAAGTCTGATAGGACTGGTACTGGAACGATATCAGTATTTGGTAGACAAATTCGTCATAAGATGTCAGAAGGATTTCCATTATTAACTACAAAGAAAATGTATATGAAAGGTATTGTAACAGAATTGTTGTTTTTTTTAAGAGGTGATACAAACATCAAGTATCTTGTAGATAATGATTGTCATATATGGAATGGTGATGCTTACCAATCTTATCTTAAAAGAATGGAAGGTGGGCGAGAAGATATGATTTTTGATAAAGAAACTTTCGTTAACGAAATTAAAAATAACGATAGAGAACATTTTTGGGTCAAACAATTTGGTGATTTAGGAAAAATCTATGGACATGGTTGGCGTAATTGGAACGGTAAAACAGATGATGAACTTTATGAAGATTACTTGAAAAAAATTAAATAGTGTCAGTATTTTTCCATTTATTACCATATTTATATATAGTAAATAATGGAAACTATATGGACTATAAAAAAATACACGACAAGATAATTGAACGAGCAAGAACAAGAAGA